GCACCCGGCCCGACGGGTCGGCGGTGAAGGTTGAGATCCCGTCCTTCAGCTGAAGGTCCCGCTCGTCCCGCCGGAAGCGGGCCGTGTCCGCGGGCGCGAGCACGCCGGTCAGCGATAGGCGCTGCCGCGGCCGCGCGGGGTCCGGCTCGGCTGCGTCGATCGCCGCCGTCACGGCCGCCCACACCCACGGGGGCGTCGGGGACTGACCGCCGCCCATGACGGTCACGAACTGGCTGTTGCGGCTGTTGCCGAGGGTCGTGAGCACCGAGTGCGTGCCGACGACCGCCGAGAAGGCGTGGCCTTCGATCATGACCATCGGGCCCCAGCGGCGCTCCAGCTCGGTCTCCAGCGCCGTGAGGTTCGTGGCGTCGGTGAACGGGTTGACCAGCGTGTGGAACTGCTCGTCGCCGAGCGCGGTGATGACGCTGGCTAGTGACGGGTTCGTGGCGCCGCTCGCCATCGCGGTAATCGTGCAGCCCACGCCCGCGGGCAGCGCCTCGCCTTGGTGGTAGTTCAGACGGACGTCGATCGCGTTGCCCGTCTCGCCCTTCCAGCGACAGGTCAGGTCCACCTCGTCGTCGTTCGTGCCGTTCACCGCGGCGGTGACGGGCAGGTCGGTCGCCGCCGTGAGGGCCGCCGCCACCGCGGTCGCGATCGCCGAGTCCGCGTCACCGCTCGACACGCCCACCAGCACACGCTGCCCGCCGATGTACCCGACGATCGTGCCGTCGGCCGTGGCCGGCCCGGTGAACTTCAGCTTGCCAGCCGCCTTGACGCCGGCCGCCGCCTCGTCGAGCGCGATCGCCCACACCTCGGTGTGCGGGTTCGCCGCCTTGAAGGCGCGACATTCGGCGGTGAGCATCGACCCGCGGCCGAAGTAGCCCTCGGCCTGGTCGCCGCTGAGCACCTGCTTCAGCACGAGCTCGTCGACGGTGCCCGTGGACAGCCGCTGCCCGATGATGAGGGCACGATGCGGCATGCCCGGCAGTCCGGAAACCGCCCGTGAGTTGTCGAACTCCAGGAAGTTGCCCGGGGTCCGGATGTCGAGCGGGATGCTGTTGAAGGTGATGCTCATGGCTTCCTCTTCTGACCGGCCTTATTGCGGCCTGCTTTCGACGGCTTCGCCGCGCGCCGTGCGGGCGGCTCGGCCTCGATGACATCGCCATCGCGGATTCGGCGCATCCAGAACACCGAGTACGGCCTCCGGCCTCCGTGCGGTGGCAACGGCTTCCCGGTGAGCGGGTCCCGGACCACGCGGCCGCGGGCGGGCTTCAAGTACAAGGTGCCCATCAGGCTTGCTCCAGGGCGACTTCGTCGCTCGCGTCGATCTGCTCGTCGGAGGGCGCGAGGTCCCAGTCCGCGAAGAGCTTCGTGAAGTCCTCGAGCTCGGCCGGATCGAGTCGGCCGTGCTCGATGGCCTGGCGCCAGGTGACGGCCCAGATGGCGATCCCTTGCTTGTCGACCTTCGAGGAGTAGAGGTTGCGAGCCCGGATCCTCGTGGGGTTCTCGGTGTCCTCGCGGCCCCAGCGATTGCTGGCCACCAGCGCGAGCAGCGCCTGCGAGATGACGATCCCTTCCGCATCGCGCTGCGACCCGGGCCGGTCCCTCGTGACGACGAAGGCGCCGAAGTCGAGCTCGGTGCAGACACCGCCCGCCACGGGCTTCGCCTCGGAGGCGGACACCAGCGCCACGAGGACGGCGGGCGCGCGCACGGCGATTCGCTTGACCTCGCCGGGCTGAAAGCGGCCGCCGTGCGCCTTGCACGTCGTGACCGCCGGTATCGCCGGCTCGACGGCATCGACCACCGCCTGGCGCAGCGCGAGGAAAGCGGTCACGCCACCTCCGCGAGCTGGGCGAACCAGTCGTCGATGACCGCCTCGATGTCGTCGAGGTTCTCGTCGTTCACGCCGAGGTACGGACGCGGATCGATCGGGATGTCGACCTCCTCGCCCCCGAACTGGTGGATCGCGCCGTAGATGAGGTTCGTGCCGAACTCGAGGCCGTCGTCCTCCACGACCCACTGCAGCGACTCGACCAGGGCGCCTTCACCCTCGAGCAGGCTCTGGCCGGCGTGCCGCGTCTTCGCGTACCGCTCGGACCACTCCGGCCACTCCTCGCCGTCCGGGCCCGCCTTGTCCTCGGTGATGCGCTCGTGGGTCTGAGACTGGAGCTCGGCGCCGACCGCGTCCATGAGCTCGTCGATCGGGGCGTTCGCGAACTTCCGCAGCTGCGATTGCACCCGCCTCATCCCGCGGACGTCGACCTCGATGCCGACGCCGCTCATACCAGCCCCTTGAGGGTGTCACGGTCGAACAGCCGATCGTTGCCGGACGTGATGACTTCGGCGTCCGTGGTCGGGGGCGGAGACTCGAGGCCGAGATCGGCCGTGCCCTTCGAGATCGCGCGAAGGTGCGCCAGCGCGTCGGTGTACCGCTGGCGCTTCTCCTCGGTGCCCGACCCGGCGTCGGCGCTCATGAGGTACATCGCGATGTCGACCGCGAGCTTCACGAGGATCGCCGGCACCTCGGCCAACGGCAGCGAGTAGCGGGCGCCGACGTACATGTCGATCTCGCCCGTCGCGTCGGTGAGCGCCTTGTCCGCGACACCGGTGTCCGCAACGCCGTCACCGTCCCGGTCGGCCGCGAGGATGAATGCCTCGTCGCCGTACCGGTCGATGATGTCCTGCGCGGTGGCGTAGGGCACGCGTCACCTCACCGCTTCGACGATCAGGTTCGGCTCGGTGAGGATGGCTCGGATCTGCTCCGGCTCCAGCGCGTCGAGCTCGAGCTCCTGCGGCTCGGGCGTGAAGCGGATGCCGGCGCGCCGGAACCCGCGCTCGCCGCGACTCGACACCATGATGGCAAGAACGCCGTCGAGCTCGTCGAGCACCTCGCGGTCCGGCACCGTTTCCGGCGCCGGCTCCGCATCGGTAGACTCGGCCGTGCTTTCGCCGAGCTGCTCGTACAGCGCCGCGATGAGTTTCTGCTTGCTCTGCTTGGCGTCGAGCTCGAGGCCGAGCTCCGCTTCGGCGGCCGCGACGATCTCCGCCTTGGTGGCAGTCCCCAGGCCGTCGGCGAACTGCTCGAGCGAGACCAGCGACGGGTCCCGACCCGCCTGCTTGATGCTCTCTCGGATGTCCGCCTTGTCTGCCATGGGAAGCCTCGGTTCGTGGTCCGTCGTCTACGTGGGCGCCTCGCTCAGGTGAGCCAGGGCGTGACCAGGAGATCGACCGCGTCCTTGTTGATGTTGGTCTCGCCGTTTTCGAGCCGCTCCCTCTTGAGCACCTCGAGCGCGGCGGCGCGGTTGGACGGACCGCAGACGAGCAGCGAAGGCCGGATGCCCAGCGGCTTGCCGTACTCGGACTTGAACGCCATCATCGCGGCCAGAGCGGCCTGGAAGTTGGTCGCATCGAGGTCGGCCTTCGAGCCGAACGCTTGCTGCCAGAAACCGAAGCCGACGTTCACGGAGCAGTCGACGCCGTAGCGGTACTCCTTGCGCATGAACACGCCTTCGTCGTCCGGCTTCGTCATCGCGACGAAGTTGTAGTCCTGCCACTTCTGGAAGATGAGCGGCTTGAGCGGGCGCCGGACGTCGAGCAGGAACCACGGATCCCCGGACCCGGTCTGCACGTTGCTCACCGACGCGCCGGCCACGTCGTGGTCGGAGTCGAAGAAGTATTGGTCGTCGAAGCACGCCGTCGAGAACCCGGCGGCGAGCAGCGCATACACGAGCTCGTCCGGGTGCGTCTTGGCCTGATCGCCCAGATTGGCGAAGAACGGCGTGAACATGCCGTACGTGTCGGCGAGGATGTCGTCCCGCGGGACGCCCACGGTCAACTCGAAGGACTTGTTCCGGATCGAGTAGCCGTGCACCTCGAGGTTCTTGATCACGCGCTCGCCGACCCACTCCCGGAGGTTCGGGAACTGGCCGAGCCACCCGTAGTCGTTCTGCTTCGTATTCGAGGGCACGAGCGTCGCGACCTTCTCCCACTCGGAGATCGCCCCGTCGAAGGCCCCCTGGAACGTGGCCTTGAAGGCCGCGAAGAGCATGTT